TATCTCTTTTCTTACCTCAAGTTCAAACTCAAGTCCAGCTATCATAGAAGCATTAGCTTTGTTACCACCCTCTTTAAGGGCTTCAACTTCAGCCGTAGCTTTAGCTATACTCTTCTCAATATTTTCGCCAAACTTGGTCAGGTTGCTCATTGCTGTAGCAGCTTCTTTTAGACCTGCTGCTAAGTCTTTTGCGTCCTTTACACTAGCCCTCAGTAACTTCTGCTCATCAGTAAGTGTATTAACTAACGCAAGTAGCTCATCAGCCCGTTCTGCTGTAATTTTGCCCTTGATCCTATCAAAAATGATACCTCTCTTAGTCATAACCTCCTGTCGGTCTAGTTCGTCAGTAATAGTCCTTTGTAACTTCACATCTTGTGTGGCAATTACTAAGGCGTCCTTTGCTTCTTGATGGGCTGTGCTTTCACTTTTAATCTTCTCGCCTTCACGCAAAAGGGCGTTAAGTTCATGAATACTTTGAACCTGTAGCTTCATAGCAGCACCAGCGTTTTTATCAAGCTCACCAGCCTCAACACGGGCGTCAATAGCGGCCTTTCGGAGACGAAGTTCCTGATCTAGTTCTGCACTAAGGGCTTCGTCGCTATCACTGCCATACTTTTCTTTAGCTTGTATCAGAGCAAGCTCTTGGGTCAGTGCAAGAGAGCCTTTCGCAAAGTTACTATCTTTTATCTCACCTTCTTTTTCTAGTAGAAGGTTAAGCTGTGTTTTAGCCTCTGTTAGTTTTCCTAAAGCGTCTTTTTCTTTCATCTGTGCGTCAAGCTGAGCAGCACCTTCTTCTCCACTTGCCGCTGGTATATTTTTGTTTGCATCTACAACCGCTTTCAATGCTGTAACCAACTCTTGAGCTTGAGAGATTTGGGCTGTCAAATCCATAAATTCAAGTGACACACCTAATCCAGCAGCTTCTTTAACCCTCTTGTACTCTTTTAAGCTGTTAATAATGGCCTTAATTCGTTCGTTTAAAGCCTCAGCGGAACTAGCAGAATCTTTGGCGGAGCTACCCATCTCCATGAACATACGCCCAACTGCGCCAATAATAGGTATGAGGATACCAAGAGCCGCTGACAATCCTACGGCAAGACCCATGCTAATCCCAAGTGGCCCAGCGATCATAGGTAGCATACCAGCTAACTGTGCGCCCTGCTGACTGAAGGCTACAAAGGCACTTGTGCCACCTTGAACCTGAACAGCAAAGTCACCAAACTGATAACCTGCCTGTTGAACAACCATATTCATGCCATTCATCTTGTTCTTAGCCATACCCGCACCCTTGCCAGCAGAGGCAAAGGCACCCGCTCCAGCCATCATTTGAGCATTAAGTTGCGCTGTGGCAGCAGTTTGTTGTTGAGTCGTAATAATCCCAGCCTTACGAGCCACTGCAAGTTCATTCAAGCCCTTGCTATAAATCTTCATAGCAATATGACCTTTTACGAACTTATCTCTAAGACGCTCTAATTCTACAGCTTCTTTTTTAGTGGCAACAGTAGACCTAGTCTCCGCATCAGTAAACCGTTTGTTAATTTCTGTGGCTTCTCTTCTAGCAGCAGCAAAAGCTTTAAGCTCATTCGAGGCTTTCTTAGTTGCATCAGCAGCAGCCTTAGTTGCAGAAGTAGCTTTTCGATGGTCGTTAACGAGCTTGTTTACTCTAACTGAAGCTAAACCAGCGTTTGAGGAGTAATCTTTAAAGGTGTTCCTTGACTTATTTAGTTCGGCATTAAACCTCTTTTGAGACATTGTCCCTTTATCAAATTGCTTTGTTGCATTTATAATGTCTCTCTCAAGACGTTTAATAACAGGAAGTGCTTTGTCAACATCTTTGACATTAACCCCAATAGTTAGTTCAACAACATTGTTAAGATCAGCCATTATCTTCCTCACTAGTTATTTTAATCCAGATATTATCCAGAGACTTTATAATAGTAATTTCCCAAGGGGAAAGTTCTACCTTCGTAAGATCACACCAAGCCTTAATGATGTCGTAGGAGATAGGGTTGGGGCCACTCATACCATAGGTTCTACCATCGTGTAGTTCTATGAAAGTGGCCCACAAGTGCGAGGCGACATCAGGAAAGATTGCATCAGCATTGGCTTTCTCAACTTCCTGTAAGTCTTTCCCCAGTTGTTTGGCAACTTGAGCTAGATGGTCGGCCTCAGTAGCTTTACCTTTGCCACCTGAGACCTTTCTACCCATCTTGAAGGAGTATTCAGCGAAATCCTCTAGCTCTGCCTTTACTTGTCCAAAAAAGCTTGAGCATCGCCCAATGCAGCGTCTACTTGCTCACGTACCCAAGGTAGTGTATCAAACACTTCACGTACCTTAGCTTCTGTGCATTTTGGGGTTGCACCACCAAGCGTAATCTTCCAACCGTCAACACACTTCACCAGAAGGTCAAGAGCAGATGCTTCTAGCTCTTCAGCAGTAAGGTTGAGCTTTCCGCCAGTCCGTTGAGCTTTCATCAAGCGACGGTTCTGTTGAGCGTGTGAGATTGACTTGTACTTCTTCGAGTACGGGCCATGTACTGTGATGGTCATCTCTGATTTGTCATCATTAACGAGAATTTCAGAGTTGATCGGATTGTACAGGGTTACGTCTGAGGTTTCTTTTGTAGCACCAATGTTCATTAAATCCATGTCGGGATTCCTTTTATAAGTTGATTGTCGAGGTTAAGTCGGGTGATTTATAGTGGGGAGCATCAGACCCGACACCAATGCTCCCCTATCCTAGCTAGGAATTAGGTAGTGTCAGGGCGATTAACCATCAGGTTTGTGTTCAGCGTTGTGTCGTACAAGGCTACAAACGGGAGAGTTACCAAACGTGACTGTGGGTTCTGCAATGGAACAGAAGCACCATTGTATTTGACCCGTGGAAATGTGAATGTATACTGACTTGCACCAGATGGATCATTTACGTTAATGACGATAGCACTTTCAGTTTCATTGATGAACTTGTCAATGAGTGCAGCATCTTCGTAGTAAACAGTCATCGTACCTTCAACAACAGCGCGACCAAACTCAAGAGATTGAGCGGCGGAGCTACCAACAACGAATGTAGGTGCGAAGGAGTTAGTCACAGAGAAGTCAATGGACGTAACGATTGCAATGCTAGTACCACCATCAGAGATTGTACCTGAGTAGCTGTCGAATGGCTGGTTGGCTGAGGCTGCTGTAGGAGCGCCGCCTGTGGAGCCAGTAGTAGTAGATTGAACCATAGTCTTGCCAACCATGTCAAATGTCGTTGAGATCATCTGGTTAGGGGCGATAGAGATGTTCATTGATGAAGCTGAGAGACCAGTGAACAGGCGGAACTGAGTGATGTCCTGTGCGTGATCTTCCATTGTGAAGAACTTCTGTGTAGTGCCGACTTTAATAAGATCGGGTGCATCAGCAGGAGAGCTGTCCCAAGCGTTCATCATAACAGATTCAATCAAGCCGTCAAAGTCACCTTTACGGAGATCAACTTCGAGTGAACCACCAGCCTGTACGTTGCCGTGACGGTCAACCCGTGGCATACGGTCAGCTTGGATTTCATTGCCTTCAACACGATCTTTGGTCAAATCTAAAGAGTGTGAGTTTATTGGCAGCAACGCAAAAGTTGGTGCTGCTGGTGTAGTCCCGAATGCAGTCTCTGCGATGGACGATAGACTGGAACGGCTACCTTGTGCAAAAGCCATATTTATTCTCCTTCAAGAGTGATGTTAGTGTAAGTTGGTTTATTCTTAGCTTTAGGCTTTTCCGTATAACTTGGATCAAGTGCCGTAGCTACGTTTGCGGGAACTTCATCACCGACGAAGTATGTTCTACCTGAGTAGGCAAAATTCTTAGTTGCTTTAATCATTGTGGTTCTTTCTCTAAGCGTAGATATAATACTTGATGATTACTGGGACGTAATACCAAGGGCTGTCTACAAAACCGCTTTCTCTCTCAGCGTAGTCAATAGAAACCCTAGTGCCACCATTTGTTATATCAGTTGCAGCGTCAAAGGCGTCTATCACCAGATTAGCTAAGTTGTCAGCAGCGGATGGTCCGTTGCCTTCTGGCACATAACAGAATACTCTGAATAGGCCATCGTATCGTTGCTGCGGATTTAAGCCTCGTACAGCAGACCTACGAGACAAAGGTAGTAGCTTCGGCTGAACGAAGGGAGTGCCTGTCGTAGGGGTGTAAGAGACGTTCTCCGAGGCAATCTGAGGTATGCCTACCACTTGAGATAGATGTACCTCAAGAGCGGCTCTTATGTCATCATAAATTGCAGCCATTATGAGAACCTCCCTTTAACTTTCCTAAAGACTTCGTAGGCCGCTGTTCGTTTCCAACCTATGCCATTCTCTACGTTTTCAACGTGAGGAGATCGGTTACGGAGGGTGAACCTAGCATTGCCATCTTCTAAGTCTTGCGCTATGTCTAGTGCATCTATGTCACGATGCAGGTTGTCTAAAGCTTGCTGCTTCATAAGCATTTCATCCTGATACATAGGCTTGTTATCAGATGACACTGATCGACCGCCACCAAAACCTGCCTTACCGATGGAAAAGGAGTTAACATAGGCACCAGTAGAAACAGGGGAGACCATTACAGCGAAGTCTGCTACGTCTTCTAGTCGATCCTTAATAGCGTCTGCTGACTTGGTTTCGATCTGTTTCTTGAGGCCATCGAAGGTGGTTTGAATACTTTGCTTTAATTGAGCCATTAGTCTCTAACCTCACAGACGTAGCAAACGGCAACGCCATCACTGTAGAAGGTCTGTACTGAGACTACCTCGTATGTACTGCCTAAGCCTATGATTTTATCTTCATCGTCAGGAGCTACTGCAAGTCCTAGTGCTGGAATTATACACCGACTAGACCCACGACGAACTTCTTCACCAGTGGTAAGCCCTACAGCGAAGTTAAAGAAGTAACTTGTTGTAGTTAAGTCTTGGGAGGTTGATCCATCCACAGTTCCAGTAGCAGGGTTATATGTTCCGTCTATTACAGTCTTACGAAGGACTACATCTGAGCCAAAGTCTTTTACTAGGTTCAATAAGTCAAAGGAGCGAAATGACATATGTTACTCCTATTCGTATTCTGGTGTTTGATAGCTTGGAGGGTTCTTAAATTGGTCCATGCTAAAAACTGGTGCAATTCTATTAGTATTAGCTCTCACAGCATTTACGCCACTCTTAGTGATGCCACCAGCCAAGATACCCACAGCAGCACCAGAGGTCTTACCTTGATACTCTAGGTTGTCTGCAAGGGTCTTATACTGCTTGGCTAGATCAGAGTAACGTGCGCTCAGAGCGCCACTTAGTTCTGTCGTTACTTGTCTAGAGTATTTAGATGCAATAGCACGAGCGATCCAAGAGCCAGAGTAGTACACGTTGTTACCATTCTCAGCGAGGGCAAATGTAATCTCTTCGTTCTCAACCTGTTGGTCTTGAGTGTTAGTGTCACCAGTTAGGAGACGAACTACGTTTAACCTACCAGCGGCTGTGGTAGTATTTAGGTCTGCTGGGTTATAACTCCAAGCCATATAATTCGTCTCCGTTGTTGTTAGCTTATAATGCTATCTCGTATTTCGTAGAAGTCTTCTGTGATCCAGTGGCTTACGTTAAGGAAGCGACGAATAAGACCACGTTGCTTGTCATCTAGCTTTGATTTCTTGCACTTCTTAGCTTCATACTCTGTATTGCTAGAGGTTCTCTTCTTGACCTCTACGTTCATCAGATTAACCAAAGTGTCTAGTTGTTTTCCAGCTAGTTCAGACAGTCGATCTCCGACTTTGTTCTGTACTGCTAGTTCTTCGTTGTGATGAACGTAATTAGTGACGTACAGGCTTGCTACTTTGTCTGCATCAATCCCTCGTTCCAACCAATTAAAGTGATCTCCCGGCTTCCAAAGTTTACCGTCTGCATTTAAGGGCATCTTGACAAACAAAGGCCAATCGACTTGTATTCCCAAGTATGTGGGGTGCATGTTACTCTCCATTATATGAATACTATTATGTTATATTATATGTTGGGAAATGCCCCCGTTAAGGGGCACTCCGTTATTATAGTAAGCTAACTTACTGGATGACTGCGCTGAAGAAGTAACCCAAGTCTGGGCCAACAACCTTCATGTCGTAGGACATCTTAACTTGGATGTGCTCTGCAACCTGCTGACGCTTCAGTGCATCATCAGAGAATGATTCAACTGTAACACCAAGGTTGTTAACGCCGGGAACTGAGTTCCAAGCGAATGTCATACCAGCAGCAGGGGTCATAAGACCAGTAGCTTTTGGTGTGTAGCACAACATTGCGTTTTTGCCACCGATAAAGGCGTTAACCTCTGTGAGACCCTCAGCAGCAGTGTTGCTGACGGCTTCCATGACGAAGAAATTCTCTACGCCAAAGATTTCAGCCAACTTGCCATCTGTTACCAATGCAGGGTTGTTGATGGTTGAACCACCGTTCAAACGTGCAAGAATATCAGGGTGGTTGATCAAGATGTCACGTACTTCTTTGCCAACAACCATTGTATTTGGCTTGAAGCCACCAGACTTGAGCTGTGCATCTTTCATAGCTACTGTGACGTTCTGGATTGGTGTGGAGTTAGTGTAGTCATTCCAGAAGATTACTGCGGCAGCGCCAACAGCACCAGCACCAGCTACTTCTGTTCCCCAAATACCAGTGGAGAAGAACGTGGTAGCGAAGTTAGCTTCACGATCCAACAACATACGCATGGCTAAGGTCTGTGCGCCAGCGGAACGGATTTCCAACACTTCATCTTCGTTAGCGATAGTCTGCTCATCGAAGTCCATGCCCAAGCCACGTACATCTGTGAAGTACGAGTCGCTTGAGATTGCCATGCCGATACGGTTAACTTCTGTGCGAGGAGCAAGAATTTTAACGTCACCAGCGCGGTTCATGTTTGCGCGGTCATAAATATAGTAACGATCAGACTGACGTGCGACACCTACAGTAGGGAACACTTTGTCAGCGATGAAAACGTCTTGTGATTGTACATAGGCCAGCGTCAAGTTTGACAATGGTTGGTCCAAATGTACCTGTGATGGGGTTAATATTGGCATATTATATTTCCTTAATTATAGCGATTATGTGGCTACATTTCCAGCGTCGCTGAGTTCGATTGAGATGACCTGCTTGTTAACGCCAGCTTCATAAGCTACGCCCAAGATTATATCACCAGCGGTAGAGTCTAAAGCCGCGCCATTTGCATCAGCAGAGACGTTTCCTCCGATAGTTACAGTGCCACCGCAAGAAACCATGACTTTACCAGTCTTAGTTACTGTACAGGCTCCACCAGCAGCAGTGCCTACTTCAAGTAAGCCAAAACCAGCTAAACCAGCGCCAGTAGGGATAGCTTTAGCATTAGCATCAAGAGATACGAAAGTGAATTGAGCAGCAGACAGGTCTGCCCCTGCAACGATAGTGCGGTTGTCGCGTGATTGCGTTACAGCCATGATTATTCCCCTTTATAGGATTTGTTGATAAGTGCTTTGCCTTCTTCGGTCTTTGCTACAGCAGCATAAGCCTTGGCAAACTCACTCTTCTTTAGTTTATTTTCGTCCATGTAGGACTTCACGATACTATCCAGTTTGTCAGCGGAAGTAGCGAACTCGCCATCTACATCAGACTTACCAAATTCTTGCATGGATGCTTCAAAGGCAGCGTCAGCAGCTTTCAACATCTCCATAATTGCTTCATCTTCTGAGAATGACTTCAAAAGAGTTTTAGCTGCTGCCTCTGCAAAGTGTGGCAAGATTGCTCCAGCACTCTTCGTGAGTTCAGCGTCTGCCTTAACAAAAGCAGCTTCTTCAAGAGCTTTGAGAACAGGGGCTGGAATGTCAGACTTGTTCACATCAACGCCTTCAAAGTTCATTGTTTCTTCAGGTGCTTTCTTTTCGATTGAGTCAGCACGAATAGTGTAACCTTCGTCGATCAAGCCCTTGCGTAATTGCTGGTTCTCAGCCGTCAGACGCTCAAGATCAGCTTTAAGAGTGTCCGTCTCTGAGACTACTTCTTCAGCAGCTTCAACTTCTGGGGCAGCTTTCTCAGCAACCTCTTCAGCAGACTCTTCAGCTTTGTACAGGTCCATAGCTTTCATAGCTACGTCACGATCAACGCCTTTTTCATCCATGTATGCCTTGATTTTGGCTTCCATTTCATCTGTCATTTTAATAAGTTCCTCTTGGGAAGTGTCACGCTTAAAGAGGGATACCATTGCCTGAGCATTGGCTGGGCGATCCACAAGGGAAAGCTCTGTAAGCTGTAACTTTTTTAAGAGATTGGGCAAGTTATATCTCCTCTTTGATAGCTTTTCCACCAATGGAAAATGCTGCTAATTCACCACTCTTGACCATAGCCCAGACATCATCATCGAATACTTTGTAAGCGACAACCCATCCTTCACGGTCAGACTGGATACCAAGAGAATCACCTATTTCTTTAGTGATTGGGAGAGAGTGAACTACCGTTCCTACCTGCTCCCCTACGTGCATAGCCTTGCCGACCCGCACATGCTCCATAAATTCATTTACTGCTTTAACGAGAGTGTCAGCTTCAATCATGTCATCTTGACGATCTACTACTGGTTCTCCGTTCTCAGTGATAACTGATGCCCACCCGTAAACCATACGTTGCTCTTCATCAGTCTTTAGGATTTTACCCTCAATGTTCTTTGTCATCTTGTGCTCAAACCCATTCTCTTGTAAATCTAAGTGTTCTTGCAAGGTATTTACCTTTATGCTCTCTTTAGTGTCTGGGTGATACATAGTGTGAGGCTTGAAGTTCTCCTCGGTGTAAGCCTTCGTAAGGCTACTCACTGAACTGCTGCTCCACATGCGACAAGACCAATAACCAGCCGTTGTCTTATCCTTCTTGGTATCGCAGTTGTGCCTAGCCCTGAAGTTAGCCCTTGCTTTTGGGTTGTCTCTTCGGATGCTCATGTTAGGATCGCCGAAAGAAACTCGCTTAACTCTGTCGCCATCTTGTACAAAGACTTCAAACTTGCTGCTTCCACCTGTTGTACGTCTAGGTTTGTTCAGAGTTACCTGTTTACCTTGATACTCAGCCATTAGTTTAACCCTTGTGTATGTGGTACTAAGATAGATGAGTTCTTAACGCCATTGTTAATGATCTCTAGTGAGGAATTAACTGTCTCATCTTGGACAGTACAGCCAGCAGAGCTATTGTCAGTTACTTCAGCTATTCCGCGAATGCCTATCGAACCTGCTGTACAAGTTGCATCTATTACGACACGACCAGAAGCGAAATCTAGTGTGATAGCACCACCGCCAGTGTAGTTAGTTATCTTTAAGCCACCAGAGTAATTACGGAGAGCTAGAGAGTTTCCTGAGCCACCCATGTTAATCGTAACCAGTTGATTGTCTGCTATACCAGCAGTTCCTGACCAACAGTTGATTATGTTAGCTTGTGCAGTACCATCAACGGAAATAGTTCCAGTCAATGAACACTCTTGTAAGATACCGTTGACGTAGCTTATGTCGTTTACAGTACAATTCTTAAAGATGTTGTTGCCATCAAGAGTTCCTGAGACCGTAAGGTTCTCAAAGCCACAGTCGGTTACGTCAGCACCTGTTCTAAGCTGTAGGGTATCAACTGTTGCGTTATCCCCAGCGAAAACTTTACCAGTAGCAGCAGCGCCTGTTAGTAGCGTACCTGATGTAGCAAGTTGAATACGACGAATGCCAAGTTTATTAGCTATTGTAATTGCATCACTAAAGTTATCTACTGGAGTAGCGCGAGTGCCCACTGGAATAGCTGTACCTGCTTGACCAGCAGTAGAAAACACCACTTGTCCCTGATATGCAGCAGTAAGTAGTGTTGACAGGTCTTGCAGACCAGCAGAGTTAGCGGAACGTACAGATACTTGGTTTACGTTAACTACATCTGCAATGTTTGAGTTGGCACCAGCCAAATTAACCGCATACTGACCGTCTTCAAACGTAATTGTGTACCCATTGACCATCTCAATAACACTAGCCAGAACAACGCCACCAACTGTTACTGATGGATTACGTATGTGTGTGTCAGGATTAGGCATGCCAACAATAGTAGCAAGTATAGCCTTTAGGTCTAATCGGAACTGGTCGATGCTCAACTGTCGTATCTCAGTGGGTGTTGACTGAATAAGCGTCATGTCAGCCCGTGGTACAGAGATAACCTTAGTTGCAAAGTTTATAGTTGTTGCCATGTTACCTCCTTATGCGTCTGAAACTTGACTTACGTTAATGCTTACACCAGCAGAAGTCAGGGTGGCTGTTGTATCAAAGGTCTTATAAGGAACAGCGCCATTACGAACCCGTATAGACAAATCTACGTCAGTTCCTGCCGAAGCTATAGAACCTACAAAGGGACTTGTTGAGGGAACCTCATTAAAGAGTACAACAGTATTTGTTATGTCTGTCACGAGTATCCTAGAACCTGCAACAATACCGTTCAGTGTTAGTGTTCTATTGGGGAAGTTTAACACAACAGTTCCGCCACCTGTGTTAGTGAAGCTAGGAGTTGTTGTTGTCCCCACTAAGTTTATCGTTACCGTACCAGTGGTATGAGTGGTCTCTATGTCAGCAGTACCGCTTTGATCGAAGAATATGTCAGTTAAAGTGTAAGAACCGACAGTGTCAATCAAGATAGCGTGTTTGCCAGCATAAGACTCAAATCGCATATTTGCTATGTTCATTGGTCCTCCAGTAAAGTGTAGCGCATTAGATGCAAAAGTGTTTGAGATCGTAGACCCGTTGATGTTCACAGAGCTATTACTCAGCTTAACAGAACCAGTGTTATCGAAGGTTGCTGCACCAGAGACAGAAGAGCCTATAGTCAAGTCTCCCATACCCCTAAAGGTAGCTCCAGCTAGATTAGTCTCAGACAGGTTTGACTGGTCGAAGTTAAAAGCTGCCCTTGTTCCCCACAGGTAAGTGCCTGTCATAGTACAAGTGTCAGCAGCAGAGTCGAGTAGGTTCAAGTGAACTCGCATAGCTTGATCTGTTAGCTGAAACCTTGGGTCTGCTGCGGCATTACTAGCTGGACTAACGACAGTAACTCCATTGTCGTTGAACTGAGTAGAAGCAGCGTTGTCACCAATCTGAAAGGGCATATCTATGTAGACTACGCTACCTGTCTGCCTTATCCAGTTACCAATCTTGTTCGTGTAGTCTGTTCCCTGCACTAGGGTTACGGCCTGTACGAAGTCACTTGTCCCAGTAAACACTGGTATGTCAGCGTCACCCTTATCCGTACCAAGTACGAAGTTAGAGCCTTGGAAGTTAATGTTACCCTGAGTACCCACGACGAAATCAGAGTTAACTATAATTCCGTATCTAGTTACAGTAGTGTTATCAAAAGTACCTGCTGACGAAGTTTCATTGCCTGCATTTAGGTCCATAACAAAAGGTACTTGACCTTTGACGCACTCTGCGAAAGGGCTATCGTTGCCACCTATGTACCAATCCTTGTAAGCAAGGGAAAATAAGGTAGTGCCAGAGTAAAGTCTAAACCTAACACCGCCATTAGCTAGGTCAGCCACTTGGATACGGTTAGGAGCGTTGAACTGGTTGTGCCAGAGTAATACCTTAGTTGAGCTAGAAACGTCATAGGAAGCTGGCGTAGCTTGAAAGTAGTAACTTACTCCAGCCAACTGATTGTCTGCTGTTATCGTGAACTGGCTACCATCTTTAGTAATAGGTAAGTTGCCAGCTTCTTTTGTGTTGACTGCGTTAGGACTACCAATGTTATCAGCGAAGAGAGGATCACCAGCCCCGTTATTCTCATGCGTGTTGTTTACGGTAGGTAAGCTAAACGTCATGCTGCTAACCTCATCAAGTGACTTGCATTAGGGTTCTTTAGAGTTGACCCAGACAGACTTGCATTGTTGTTGTATACGACACCACAGCTATCGAATGTGGCATTGCCTGATACAGATGATCCTACAGTGAAGTCACCAACATTGTTGAATGTAGCTCCACTAAAGGTAACAACGGAATTGTTACTAATGTTAAAGTCCCAAGCTGGTGTAGAGTTACCGCAGTTGTACAATCCACTAAAGGTTGCTGTGTCAGCGACATCATCTCTTAGATTAAGGTAAGCTCTGAAGGCTGCGCTAGTAACTCTAACTCTTGGGTCAGCGTCAGTAATGCTCGTTGCGTTAGGCCAGAAGACTGTAACACCGTTGTCGTTGAACTGAGTAGAAGTGGCGTTATCGCCTATCTCAAAGGGAGCAGCATAAGAGAACACATCACCGTCTCGCTTGATCCACTCATCAGTAATCTTAGTATCAAACGTAGTTCCCATTGCAGTAATCATGTCACCCCAGTTAGACGCACCAGTGAAGCGAGGGATGTCAGTGGCACCCTTAACAGTACTAAAAGCGAAGATGCGCTGAGGAAAGAAGTTAGAGCTACCTGTGCCTGTGATACTAAGGTTATTAACACCAAGACCGAAAGTCTGTAAGTCTGTGTTGTCGTATGTACCTATATCCTCATCGTATGTCAGATCATTAGGGTCTACGATAATCATCTTAGGGTTTTCACGGGAAGATGCACCTACCTTGTCATTACCTGCTATGTTCCAAGTGCGATAGCTAGTAGTAGGACTACCTGTACCTGAGCCTAAGCGAAAGACTAGACCTCTGTTAGCTGCTGTGTCAGTCTGGACTCTGTTAGGAGCGTTAAACTGATACGTCCATACGATCAACTTAGTATTAGTTGAGGTATCAATCGCAGTAGGGAAACCGAAGTTAAAACCTCTTAGCTGACCATCATTAGATGAAGTCAGGTTAGTTGCCGTTAAGGTCAGAGGCAAATTACCAGCAGCTTTAGCAAAGCCTCTCTGAGAGG